CTTTGGGAACAGCGTAGCCCAGAAGGGTACATTAAAATTGTAAGTGTACTACAAAAGTATATTGATCAAGGAATTAGTGTAAACACAAGTTACAATCCATCTTACTTTGAAGATGAAAAGATTCCTATGAGTACAATGCTACAGCATCTATTAATGTTCTACAAACTAGGCGGAAAGCAACTTTATTACTTTAACACTTATGACGGACAGGGTGAAATAGATGTTCATAAAATGTTTGAAACTGAAGCTCAACCTGAATTAGAAACTAACGGCTATCATGTTGAAGAAGATGAATATTGCGAAAGCTGCACAATCTAGTTGACATACAATAATTTGTGTGTTAACATATATAAAATATAGAAGGATAATTCAGAAATGAGCGTTTTTGACGTAGACAATCGAGTCGATCATACGAAGGTAAAGGCATTCCTAGATCCATCAGGAGGTCCAACAATCCAGCGTTATGACACACTAAAGTATAAACAGTTTGATGGATTAACAGATAAACAACTTGGATTCTTTTGGAGACCAGAAGAAGTAGATATCTATCAAGATGCTAAAGACTTTAAGAGCTTGACTAGTCATGAACAACATATCTTTACGTCAAACTTAAAGCGTCAAATTCTACTTGATAGTGTACAAGGTCGTGCTCCAGCAGAATCGTTTGGCAGTATTGTAAGTTTACCAGAACTAGAGAACTGGATTATTACTTGGACATTCTCAGAAACAATTCATAGTCGTAGTTATACACACATTATTCGTAATGTATATTCAAATCCATCTAAAGTATTTGATGAGCTAATGTCAGTGGGTGAAATTGTAGATTGTGCAGATAGCATTTCAAAACATTACGACGACTTGATCGAATTGTCAGGTTATTATAACTTGCTAGGTGCAGGAACACATACTGTTAATGGTAAGAAAGTAAACGTAGATATGTACGAACTTAAAAAGAAATTATGGCTTGCACTTATGAGTGTTAACATTCTAGAAGGTGTTCGTTTCTATGTATCGTTTGCATGTAGTTGGGCGTTTGCAGAACTTAAGAAGATGGAAGGCAACGCTAAGATTATCAAACTAATCGCTCGTGACGAAAACTTGCACTTAGCAAGTACACAAGCATTACTAAAAGTTCTAAAAACAGACGACAAAGATTTTGAAAAGATTGCAAAAGAAACAGAAGAAGAGTGTATTCAGATGTTTGTTGATGCAGTTGATCAAGAAAAAGTTTGGGCAGACTATTTGTTCAAAGATGGTTCAATGATTGGTTTAAACACAGAACTATTAAGTCAGTATATTGAATTTATTTGTACACGTAGAATGACAAACATTGGACTAAAGAGTCCTTATAGTGTTAAAAACAATCCTTTGCCGTGGACACAGAAGTGGATCTCCGGAGCCGAAGTTCAAGTAGCACCGCAAGAGACTGAGATAACTAGTTATGTTCAAGGCGGCACAAAGCAAGATGTGTCGGCTGACACATTTAAAGGATTTAGCTTATGATTTTAATTTACGGAAAACCAATGTGTCCTAGTTGCACAAAAGCAAAGGCACTATGTGAAAAATATGACTATCCATTTGAATACAGAGAACTTGGTAAAGACTTTGATAGAGAACAAATTCTAACAGAGTTTCCAGAAGCTCGTACATTCCCGCAGATTGTTGTTAACGGATTAAAAGTCGGCGGCTACGATCAGTTTGTAAAATACGTAGAAGACACAGGCTATAACGGAACAGGATATACACTATAATGTTAATTGAAGCACCTTACAAAAATGGAGATACCGTCTCTGTAAAAACTGTCGCAGGCGAAGAAATTGTCGCACGACTAGTTGACGAGAATGGCGAAACACTTACAGTAACTAAACCAATGGCACTTACTGCTACACAACAAGGAATTGGCATGGTTCCGTTTAGTTTTACTGTATCACCCGATTCTAAACTAAGTCTTAACAAAAACACCCTTGTTTTTATTGCAAAAACAGACGAATCTACCGCAAAACAATACATAGAAAGCACAACTAATATTAAACTTTAGGTTGACAATACCTACTTCTTATGTTAATATAAAGTATGAATAAAAGAAGTAAAGAGGGTATTATGAAAGATAAACTAATATTAGTAGATTGCGACGGCGTCCTGTTTGATTGGGAATATGCATTTGGACGCTGGATGAATAAACACGGTTACGAAATAGTTGCACCAGGTAACTATTTAATGGATGTTAAGTATGGCATCGAAAAAGCAGAATCAAAAAAATTAATACGCATGTTTAATGAAAGTGCGTGGATAAGAAAACTTCCACCACTAAGAGATGCAATTAAATATGTTCGTAAACTACATGAAGACCATGGTTATATTTTCCATGCTATTACAAGTCTAAGTGATGACTATTATGCTCAACACTTAAGAACTAAAAACTTAATTGAAATGTTTGGTCCAACAGTATTTGAAAAGTACGTTTATTTGGATACAGGTGCTGATAAAGACGAAGCACTATTACCATATAAAAATACAGGATGCTATTGGGTTGAAGACAAACCTGAGAATGTCGATGTAGGCATTAACTTAGGGTTGGACGGTGTTCTTATTAATCATGAACACAACAAAGGATATTCAGGAACTGCTAAATGTGTAAGTAACTGGAGAGAAATATATAAATTTATTACAGGAGAATAAAAATGAGTGAATTATCACAACACGAACAAATTGTTCAAGCATTTAATAATTACCTTGCCGAATCTGAAACATTTGAAGATAAAGGTGTAAAAGCTGCGGCTGCAAGAGCTCGTAAAGCACTCGGAGATCTAGGTAAACTAACCAAAACACGTAGAGCAGAAATTCAAGACAAAAAGAATTCGATGTAAATGTTTTGGATGGACTACGTTGTCGAAAGCCTTGGTCTTCATGGCCAAGGATTTCGTATAAAAGGCGATTGGCCTGGCGAAGTAATGGGTTTCCAAAAAGATGGCACACCCAAGGATCATTATCTTTATAAGCCTGGAGATGTCTTTATTGTAGACGAAAACGGTTGGTTACGCAAGACGGATGAGCTGTCTGTTCTTTTAGCAAAGTATGAGGCTCTAAAAAATGAACGTGAATGAAGGCGATCGAGCAGTAATTGTATTTTCATTAAATCCAAAAAACATAGGACGCTTTGTTAGCGTATCAAAATATATTGGTAAATTTAAAAAAGGTGATCAATGGGAGTTTAGAGGACTTCCTTGCCAAGCTCTAGTAACTGACCATTATTGGTGGATCGAAGCAGAAGACTTAGAGATACAGTTCGGACCAAGCCCTAGAGCATATATTGCAGACAGTTGGCTACGTAAAATTTTACCACCAGATGAAAAACTTTCCGAAAAAGAAAAATTAGAACTTGACATTCTAGCATAAGAGTGTTATAAATAAACTGTAGGCGTTACAAAGCGTATTTGGACTCCGGGGCGGTACCGGACGCCTCCACCATAAACACATGAGAGTAGATGCACCTGCTTTCCTGTGCATAGGACAAGAGCCGGAAGGTAACAAGTCGTGTGTTTATGATGGGGGCGAAATAGGTTTCGACAGGTAGGCAAGTTTACAAAACACAAACGCAAAAGAAAACTTTGCATTAGCGGCTTGATCGCTACGGGGTAGTTATACCTTGTTACCAAAAATAGCAGGAAAGCACCTTCGGGTGCTTTTCTTTTCTCATAAACAAATTTTATATACCCATAAAAATTACCTGGTTGTTATTATCTGCTACGATAGTATAATATTATTACTATGAAGAAAAAGATACGTATAAGTGGAGTAGGTACTGAGTCAGGTAATCACAAGGATGGCAAGCGTTTCCCTCATGGTAAAAAGAATCCTGACTTGGATAATTTAGAAGCAGGTGACCCTGCAAATAACAAGGAGGCCAAAGATGATCGAGAGGATCAAGTATGGACCGCAGATGATGTTAGACCACACCATTGGCGGTAACAAGGATAATGTTGTTAACCCTCGCAACACGTTCAAGAAAGAGGATCTAATCAAGCACACTACAGACTTTAAAAAGAGAACCAAAAGTCTGGAAGAACTTGAACAATACAGAGGATAATACTATGAAAAAATGTGATGATGATTGTAAGTTCCCAGGTTGGTTAGCAACCATTGGAGTAGGACTTGTGATGTTTGCTGTGGTAATGATATTGTTTGCGACAGATGCTCGAGCCTATGACGGGGAAGTTGTAGTAACATTCAACAGAGAACTACCTGATGGAGTATATAACTTTACAAGGGTGTATGAAGACAAGGATGCCTTTGAAATGTGGCTACAGGATAGATTGGAAACCAAAGGCTGTGATCCGTATCTAACAGATATGAAGATACAGTTCAAGCCAAGGAATCCATTAGACTTCCCAGCACAAGAGAAGTAATCATATAGCCCGCTTTATGCGGGCTTTTTTACGAGTGCAATAAATAATTCAACAAGCACACGTCGAGCTTGTTACCAAAGTGAGCGACAATGTTAAAGTTGTCAAGCAGAGGAGAACAAAATGGACGCACTCACCTTATGGAGCCTTGTCGGGTTCCTATTTGCCGCTTATGCGGTTATAGCAAATGATTCAGTACAGACTCTCGGTACTTGGATTGCATCAAATAATGAGAGATTCAATTGGAAAATTATGTGGGCCGCCGCTAGTGCGGTTTTATTATGGGCGATATGGTACGGTTGGTACGCATATGGCGGTGATATTTCCTATGGACGATTGAATAAAATTCCCTGGCAAGAAGTACAATGGTACCACGCAATGGCGCCAGCAGGACTGCTATTGTTGACACGGGTCGGTGTACCTGTATCAACTTCCTTCCTAGTGTTAAGTGCTTTCGCAAGTACATTTGTGCTAGAAAAGATGTTGATGAAATCAATGATGGGTTATGTAGTAGCGGCTACATTCGCATACGCTGTATGGTTTGTTGTTAGCCGTTGGCTAGATGAAAATGTGCCAGTTAAAGAAGAACACAAAGCGTATTGGCGTATTGGACAATGGGTAACTACAGGCTTCTTGTGGTGGACTTGGTTGTCACACGATATGGCAAACATTGCAGTGTTCCTACCAAGAGAATTAGACATACCTCTAATGATTATAATTAGTGTTGTGTTTGTTGGTGGACTAGGATTTATGCTTCGTGAAGGCGGAGGTAAGATTCAACAGATTGTATTAGAAAAACACAACACTCGTTACATTCGTTCAGCAACAATCATTGACTTGTTCTATTGGCTAACACTATGGTTCTTCAAAGAACTAAACGATATTCCAATGAGTACAACTTGGGTGTTTGTTGGTTTACTTGCCGGACGTGAGTTTGCTATTGCAAGTTTCACAGGCAAGAAGAAAACAAAGTCAGTGTTCCCTATTGTGGGCAAAGACTTTGGAAAGATGATGATAGGGTTGAGTGCTTCATTAGCAATCGTACTACTCATACATTATGTTATAGTTCCAATGGGACTATAAACTTTTAGGTAATCGACGTACTAAGGAGGTGTTGCAGAGATGTAACACCTTCCACCTTTTTGTTTCACACCTGGTATAAATGCTGCACTGCAAAACTAAGTAATATGTGAACAACAAAATCCCACCCCGTTCACTAAAATAATAATAAGAAGGAATCATATCAATGCGTACATTCGTACTAGCTATGGTAGCCGCAATGGCTGCAACTTCAGCAACAGCAATGGACTTACCAGTTCCAGGCTTGGCGCTAAACACAGACGTAGTAGCACAACATAAAGTTGATGCAGAAGCAACTACACTAACAATCACACCAGAACTAGAGTTTACACCAGCAGATGGTCCTCTAACTCTAACAGCAAACACAACATTCAATGTATGGGACAACACAAACAGTTTCACACTAGATGACGAGTTTGATACACTTCCAACACTAAAGTTTGGTGCAACATATGTACCAGCAATGATGGACAATGTAGAACTAGAACTAGGTACATCATATGACCTAGAAGCAGAAGCACGTGGCGAAATCACAGCGACAGCTACATTCTCGTTCTAAGAAGAACACACAGAACAAAGCGGTGTCAAGGGGCAGGGAAACTTGCCCCTTTATTCTTGATAAATAATATGGGCATATTACTTAGAGAGGGTTTTTAAATGACACAAAACGAATATGATGTAGTTCTACTTAAATGCGTAGACGGAGATACAGTTGATGTAGACATTGACTTAGGATTTGGCATTTGGCTTAAAGATGAGCGTGTACGCATAATGGGCATCGATACACCGGAGTCAAGAACAAGCGATAAAGTAGAAAAACTATTTGGCACAGCAGCCAAGAATAGATTGAAAGAACTGCTACACGACGGCGGCAAACTAATCAC